ATGTATCTAAAGAAGAGTAGAAGAAGAGGGGATTTTATTATGAAATCAGAAAGATTAATCTTAAGATTTGAGGGAGAAAATGATATTGATTTAGAAACATTATCAAATTCTTTAAATTCAACAGTAGGAGCATTAAAAAGATTAGCAGAGGATCTTACAAATGAAAATGATTATTGCAAGTTCAAAGTACTGAATATTCAGAAAGGTAGCTTTGTAATTACCATAGATCAAATTGTAGAGTATGCTCCTACGATTTTGCCCTTAATGCCAACAGTTCTTGAAACATTTAGAGAATTATTAGAGATTAGAAATTTTTTAAAGGGTATGCCTCCAAAAGAAATAACACATACAGACAATGAAGTAAAAATCGAGAATAATCAAGGGAATGTATTTACGGCAAATAGTATGACCTTTAATGTTTATAACAATGATGTTGAAAAAGATATGGCACTTATAGCTAAAAACGTGTTGAATGATAAAGATAGAACAGGATTAACATATGAATTTATCGATGAAAAAGGTGATAAAAAAATCAAATTAGATAGGGAACTTCTCTCATGTCTAGCAGCTCCACAGGATGTTGAAAAATTTGATAAAGAAATTCAAGAAAACGAAATGATTACATACATAAAAGTTCGAAAGCCGGATTTAAAAGGAAATACTAAATGGGGATGCACTTTAAACGGAAGAAATATCACTTGTGAAATATGCGATGAAGAATTCTTAGGAAGAGTACATAATGATGAAATATCTTTCACAAGTAGCACGCAATTACGTGTAAAAATGATTATTCGTTACAAAGCTGCCTTCGAACCTGATAGGTGCGAAATAATTAGCTATAAAATAGTAGAAGTATTAAAAGTAGAGAATTGAATTTGATTGATTATTAGATAAACGAATTATGAGTAAAAGATATAGCACCCCTGCGGTGCTTTTCTTTTACGCAAATGAAGGAGTGAGGTGAATGGCAAATGAGAAAAACTTGATACCAAACGAAAAACGAACGCCGAGTGAACGCCGAGAAAACGCAAGAAAAGCAGGGGTTGCAAGTGGCGTGGCAAGACGAAAAAAGAAAACGATGAAACAGGTTGCAAATTATTTGCTTTCACTTCCGGTTGATGAGAAACTGCAAGAGGAAATGATACAATCGGGTATTGCTTCTGACGAAGCTGATAATCAAACTGCTCTAGTATTTTCAATGATGCAAAGAGCCATAAAGGGAAACGTAACAGCTGCGCAATTCATTGCCAATATCACCGGCAGCACCGCAATGACAGAGGCTGAACGTGAAAAGATAAAGCTTGAAAAGAAGCGGTTGAAAATGGAAGAGCAACAGTTGATCGGACAAGATGCGTGCATTGATGAGATTCAATTAAAGAAAGATGCGATTTCCGGTATTGCCGCACAGTTGAAACCGATAAGCGATGACGAGGTAATGAATGATGAGTGAGCCAATGCTTTTATTATCACCAAAATTTAAAGATTTTTTGACGGTTGATGCTGAAAAAGAATTTCTTGAAGGTGTTACAGCTTGCGGAAAAACAACGGTAGGCATTTTTAAATTTATGTGCAAAGTTGCCAACAGTGAAAAACGCTTCCATATCATAGCTGGTGCCGATTTAGGAACTGTTGAAAAAAATGTGATCAACGGTGAAAGGATGTTATTGGATCAATTTGATGCTATAGCTGAATATTATCCTTCAGGAAAACGAAAAATCAGACTTCCACATATTGAATATCAAACAAACAAAGGGATAAAAATTATATACATATGCGGTTATGACAATAAAAAGCGATGGCAAAAGGTCCTAGGCGGACAAGTTGGATGTGTTTACATTGATGAAGTAAATATAGCTGATATGGAATTTATGCGTGAGGTATCGCATCGATGCGAATACATGATGACAACATCGAATCCCGATGACCCTTCCTTACCTGTTTATGATGAGTTTCTTAACAGAAGCAGACCGTTAAAAAGGTATGTAAACGATTATCCCAACGAACTACTGGAAATGCTGAATCAAAAATCAGAACGAAAATGGATACATTGGTATTTTAATTTCAATGATAACGCAGCGCTAACACAAGAGGAAATAGAGCGAAAGAAAAGAGCGATTGCACCCGGTACTAAGATGTACAAAAACAAGATTTTAGGCTTACGCGGTAGAGCGACAGGACTTATATTCCCTAACTTTGATCGAAAGAAAAACATTATAAGCGAAAAGAAAGCCAAAGATTTTAAGTATCGTTATTACAGCGTTGGAGTCGATACTGCATACTCACAACGTAGTCCTGATACAATTGCCTTGATATTTTTGGGAATTACAGCGTGTGGAAAATGTATTGCATTGAGTGAGGAAATATACAATAACGCTGATTTAGATAAACCGTTAGCCCCCAGTGATGTTGTTAAAAGATTGATAGATTTTTTAGAGAGAAACAGAAGTAAATGGGGATATGCGAAAAACATATTTGTCGATAATGCAGATCAGGCAACGCTTACAGAGTTATACAAATATAAGCGGTCGCATCCTTGCTTTTATACATTCAATGAAGCTTGGAAACAAACAACGATCATCGATCGAATACATATGCAGCAAGGATGGATATATCACGTGAATTATTTAGTGGTAGATTCATGCCACGAACATATAAAAGAATTGGAAACATATAGTTGGCAAGAGGATAAATATGAACCCGAGGATAGAAATGACCATACAATAAATGCCAGTCAATACGGATGGTTACCTTTCGTCGGTTACATAAAAACGGAGGATTAGATATGAGTATTGCAGAAAAAGTAAAAGATAAAATCAGAGGATGGCTTGAAATAACACCAGCACAACAAACGATATACAGTCTTGAAGAAACATTCAATTTTGAAACGAATGCAATTAAAAACAGGATATGGATGCGAGGAGACCCTGAGGAATTGGAGAGTTTTTATAAACAATTAGCTAGAGATAATTCATATTTTTGGGCTGCGGCACCACGTATCAAAATACGTAAAATTCATTCCGGACTCCCTTCATTAATGGTGCAGACTTTAACCGATATTGTGATAAGAGATTTTAACGGAATTAAGGTAGAGAAATCGGGAGCGTTGTGGAAAGAGATAGAAGCTGATAATAAATTAACGGAAATATTACGCAAAGCAATCAAAGAAGCACTGTTTATCGGAGACGGCGCTTTTAAAATATCATTCAACAGTGCAATCTCTGAATATCCGATCATTGAATTTGTACCCGGTGATAAAGTTGATATTATCTATCGAAACGGTCGTTTCTTCGAATGCGTTTTTAAAACAGAATATAAGCATAATCAAAAAAGATATATGCTATACGAACATTATGGTTTTGGATATATAAAAAACGTTTTAACTGAATGGGGTAAAGATGAGCCGTTACCTCTGAACGCGTTACCTTATACAGAAATGCTGTCAGATTTTGGTTTTAATGGCTATAGCGAAACCGATAGCGGTGTTACCTACGGGAAATTCTGCATGGCTACTCCATTTAAAATTAAAGACAGTACAAAATGGGATTATCGGGGAGAGAGCATCTTTGATAAAAAAACTTCTTCTTTTGATGCGTTTGATGAGGTAATCAGTCAATGGAGTGATGCAGTAAGGGCAAGCAGACCGAAACAATATATTCCTGACAAAATGATTCCTAGAGATCCTCAAACAGGAGAGATGTTAAATTTCAATCAATATGATGATAGATTCTTAACCATAGATGGCGCATTCAAGGAAAATGCACAAGATAAGATCGAGGTAACACAACCGACAATACCTTCGGAAAATTATCTGCAATCTTATATATCGTTCCTCGACATTTGTTTACAGGGCGTTATATCACCGTCTACGCTAGGCATTGATACAAAGAAAATGGATAATGCAGAAGCGCAAAGAGAGAAGGAAAAAACTACCCTCTATACACGCAATATCATTATAGAAGCAGTACAAAATACTTTACCGTTATTGATCAATAACGTGTTAAAAGCAAATGATGAATATCACACACAAAAAAGCGGTGATGATGTTGAGGTAACGGTTGAATTTGGAGAGTATGCTTCACCATCATTTGAAGCAGCTGTTGAAACAGTCTCCAAAGCAAGAGCCGGTTCAGCTGTAATGTCGATAGAAGCAGCGGTGGATGAATTATACGGAGACACAAAAGAAGATAAATGGAAGCAAGAAGAAATAACGCGATTGAAAGAAGAATTGGGATTTGTTGAAAAGGAAGAGCCTACGATTAATGAATTTGATGATTTAGAAGGCATCGCACCGACAGAAGATGACTATGTGCAAGGTGAAGATGAATGAGTAAGAAAGAAGATGAGAAGAAACGAGATGATCCATATGCATTAAGAGACATATTCTCTGAAATGGAGATGGATTTGATTCGTTCTTTTCAAAGGAATTTCACAAAGCATGAAATTGATGAAATCAATACAGGCTTTTCTTGGGAAATGTGGCAGATAGCAATGTTGCGTAATATAAATGAATACCATCGACAAAACAAAGAAATTATCGGCGATTATCGCCCTGCAGTAAAAGAAGCAATCAAAGAGGTGTTGAATCACTCTTATCAAACAGGTAAAAAAAGAGTCGAAAAACAAGTTGAACAAGTGCAAATTCAACTTAATTCAGGCTCTTTTTCTTTTCCGCAAGACAATAAGAATGTCGGAGAAATAGGTAAGATACCCCCACAAGAAAAAAACTTCTTTAAGGTCAATGAAAAGAAAATGGATGCCTTGATCAAAAGCACAACTGATGATTTTGAAGATGTTACACATGCAGTATATCGAAGAATGGATGATATATACAGGCAAGTAATACATGGAACAGAAATCCAAATGACTACAGGAGCAAGCACATTGTATCAAGCAGTGGATAAGGCTTGTGAAAAGTTTTTTGCGAAAGGTATTGATAGCATCATTTATAAGAACGGCGCTCATGTGAACATTGCCTCTTACGCAGAAATGGCATTGCGTACAGCAAGTCACAGAGCCACTTTGTTGGGCGAAGGAACAGTCAGAGATAAATATAACAACCATCTTGTTTTTGTTTCAGCACACGCTAATTGTTGCCGCCTATGCGAGCCTTGGCAAGGTAAGATATTGATAGATGACGTATTCAGTCACCCAAGTGATGATTATATAAAAAAATACAAAACAAAGTATAAACTGTTATCAGATGCAATCAAGGCGGGTTTGTTGCACCCTAATTGTCGGCATACGCTTGCAACATGGTTTGAAGGCATATCAAGGCTACCTGAACCAGTAGATAAAGAAACAGCACTCAAAAACTATGATACAGAGCAAAAGCAAAGGAAGCTTGAAAATGCGATAAGAAAAGCAAAAAGGCAATATGCAGGGACGTGCGACACTGAAAATAAAGCAGAAGCTAAAAAGAAATTAAGGCAGTTACAGGCACGGTTAAGGAAGCATTTAAAGGATCATCCTGATCTTAAACAGAATAGATGGCGTGAACAAAATCATTATAATGACGCTGTAAAACTAAGTAACGGAATGTCTAAATCAAATGATTCTGATTTAAAGAGCAAGTTTGTTGAGCAAATAAAAAACATGAATGAAGTTGACAAATACATAAAAAAGTATGAAAATAAAATACAAGATGAATCGATAGAACACGCTTATGTAATTCATGAGAATGGGAAAGTAATGGGATATATAGGTGATAATAAAGGTGTTAAAATACCTGTCGACGGTATAGAGAATGCAATTATCACACATAACCATCCTGTTGATCCCGATATAGATGCCAATTGTTTTGGGGCTGATGATTTTAGGTATTTACAACAATGTGGTTTAAAGATATCTAGATTAAGAGCGACCTATGGAAATATTAGATATGAAGTGAAAGTTTTAAAGGACTTATCGCAGTTATCGTTTTCTGAATACCGCAATAGAGGTAGTGCATTGTTGGATATTACTGCCGATTATATTGATATGGAAGAAAATGCATATTTATTACTTGCTGAGGAGGGATATATTGAATACACTAAAACCAAAACAGAAGTTAAATAAGAAACAACAAGAGATATGGGATGAATGGGTGTTGAAAGACCGAGAAATATTGAACGAATTTAATAATCTTAGCTTGGGACAATTGAGTAATGACTTGGTACGAAAACAAAAGATGCTACAAAAGAAGTATCTTAAAATGCTTAGAGAAGCAGTGGATTAGGCACTCATAAACGAGTGCTTTTTTATTGGAGGTATAAATGAAGGAAGCGAATAGAGCACAGAAGAAACTCATGACAGAACTTGACTATAAAATAAACGAGCATTACAAAACACACGAAGATGAAAATGATGAACTATATCGAATGCAAGCACATTATCATAAGAAGATTAAGAAAGCAGGCAAGTAAAAGCCTGTTTTTAATTTAAAGGAGTGATGAAAGTGAATGATCCGCCGCTAGACAATCATTTACAGCCCAACCATGATAAGGCTATAAACTGTGCATGTCCGTTAAGGATAGGGGAGTACACCCGAATAAACAGGAGGAATTATACATCATGAAAAAAAATTTAAGATTTCCGTTAAACATCCAAACCTTTGCGGAAGGCGAAGGAGATGGCGGATCTCAACAAAGTGCAGCACAGAATAGTGATACTGCATCAGTTGATTATGACAAACTGGCAGAGGTAGTTTCTAAACGCTCAGCTGGTACAGAGGATAAGGTGTTACAAGGCTATTTTAAACAGCAAGGATTAACACCTGATCAAGCTAACGAAGCAATCGGGCAGTATAAACAGGCGCAAATCAATAAGCAGCAAGCAGAACAAGAACGTATTTCCAATATGGAATTAGAAAACAAGAATTTGAAAGCACAAATTCTTAATGCGGAAATTGATAAAAAGATTGCGGAATTAGCAGGTACAATGGGATTGCAAACAGAAAAGGTACCGTTTCTTTGTAAACTCATTGACAGAACAAATGCAACAGGAAATGATGGTAAGTTGATTGATGATAATATCAAAACAGCCGTCGAGACAGTTGTAAAAGCATTCCCTGATTTTAAATCAACACAACAATCCGGTGGATTTCAACAAATCGGCAGTACACAGCAGGGAAGCAGCGGAGGCAGTGTAGAGGATACACTGGATTCTATTTTTGGAGTAAATAAAAATAAGGAGGCTTAATTATGGCAGAATTAAACTATGTAACACAATTTTTACCACGTATTATCTCAATGTATGGACATTTATTGATGTCTGATGAACTATACCAAAGTAACTCAGATATTAATATTATCAACACGAAAGACATCCGTTTACCGAAAATCACGGTATCCGGTTATAAGGACCACAATCGCAAGTCTTTATCTTTCAATACAGGCACTTACGGTAATGACTGGGAGACCAAGACGCTAGATCATGATCGAGACATCGAATTCGCGATTGATCCAATGGACGTTGATGAAACAAATCAGATTGCATCTATTGCAAACTATCAAGTGCGCTTTGAAAAGACGCAGGCTATTCCTGAACTGGACTGCTATACTTTTTCCAAACTGTATGCAGAGGCAAAGCGAGTCGGCGCAACTATCAAAAACGATACTTTAACTGCAGCAAATGTTTTAGCAGATTTCGATGCTAATATTGAAGCTATGGAAGAGGCAGGAGTGCCGCTGGAGCGAGTGATTATGTACTGTACTCCTAAATTTAAAACATTGCTGAAAAAGGCAGAAGGCATTCAGAGAACTTTGGAAATTTCAGGAGGAAACGGCATTGATCGTCGTGTTCGTTCCTTGGACGATATTAGCAAAATTAAAACTGTACCTTCCGCAAGATTAAAAACAGCATTTGATTTTACAGAAGGTTATTCTGTTGCTTCTACCGGAAAACAGATCAATTATATTTTAATCGATCCGGAAGCGCAGGTGTCTCGTGTGAAATATTCCTATATTAAAACTTTCACTCCGGGGCATGACAGCCGTACAGCTGACAAGTATTTGTATCAGAATCGACGTTTTAACGGAACATTCGCATTGTTAGATGAAGTGTTAAAAGAAGGCTGCATCATTAATGCAGAAGCAGAAGCTTAAGGAGGATGCTTATGTTAAAAGCAGTAAAGGCAAATAAGGAGTACTCCATCAATGAGGATATGAAGCAACGATATCTTGATGATGGATATGATATTTGTGATGATAAAGGAAAAATCATTGAGCATTCGCCGAAAAAGAAAATCGAGTACAGCGAATATGCAAAACTTAAGGAAAAGAATCAGGCGCTTAAAAAGCAATTAGCAGAATTGCAGAAAAAGGCTTCTAAGAAGTCAGGCGAAGATTCCGGTGAAAAAGAAACTAACAACAATAAGGCGGATGAATAATCCGTCTTATGCTTTTTAAGGAGGAAGTACGTATGTATGTAACTTCTGAATATTACACTGATACTTATGGTGGAAATATCATATCTCATGAAGAATTAGAAAAGAAATTATTCATCGCTGAAAAAAGTATTGATCATCTTTGCTTTGGTCGTATAAAAGGCAAAGGATTTGAAAATTTAACTGAATTTCAAAAGGAATTAGTACGTCGTGCCGTATGCTTACAAGCTGATTATATTGAGCAATTCGGTGCTTATTTAAACAGTCCGATGAAAAGCTATACAGCTGGGAGTACACGGGTCGAGTTAGCGAATGTGACTTGCGGAGGTATTGCTACAACACAAGAAATTATCAATCTGTTAGAGGATACAGGACTAAGATGCAGGGTGCTTTAATCAAGAGCCCTGCACCGTTTCCGGTGTGGGAAGCAACCGCAACTGTGCAAATCTTTCAAGAGATCGATACTGAGGATCAAGGCCCCCAAGAAACACTTATTTATGAGGGTAGAGCGATTTTCGATCAAAAGGCTGTTACCACATTTAATGCTGATAGTAAACAAGTAGCGTTAAGCGGCAAGTTGATTATACAAGGAGATGTACAACAAAACGGCAATATTGGTGAAGTACAAGGCTATGTTATTGTGAATGGAGATAAACGACAACTCTATCAAATGAGTAAGCACATTTTGATGGGAGTTGTTTACTCTACAGAGGTAACATTGAAATGAAAATCAGTAATGTTAAAATTGAAATGAATCAATCGATAATGAATTTACTGAAAGATGCGGCTGATAGGGCATTGGAATTGACGGCTGAAGCCATTCTCTCTGATTTAGTTTCAAGAGCAGTGATTCCAAAAGATACCGGTGAACTTGAACGTAATCACTTTGTTACAAAAGTCAATAATATGGCTTATCAGGTTGTATCATCATCTGTATATTCAAGGCGTTGGTATTTCAATCTTGATGGCGCTACATTCCAAAAAACAAAAAATCAAAACGCTCAAGATCACTGGATGGATTACTATTTAGACGGAGAGGGTAAGAAGTGGATTATTAACACTTATATGAATTTTTGGAAGAAAGAAAGCAGAGGAATCATAAAATGATGACATTAAAACAAGTGAAGGATTGGTTAAAAACCAAGGTTGATGCAGATTGTTGGAAAATCGGTGTCTATGATAATACCAAAGATAAGACAGTTTGTGTCCGTAACCTAGCAAGTAATAAAAACAAGCTTGCGATAGGTGGCTTGTCTAATACTATAGCGTTTGTAAAAGGTATTTCTATTGTTGTGCATTGGACAAAAAATCCTGATGAATCAGAAAGAATTGCACAGAGCGTTTATGATTTATTCTACGGTAAAGATTTAACAATTGATGATTTTAGAGTTGTAAAGTGTGATATGAGAAACGATGAACCGGTATCAGTAGGAGTTGATAACTCCGGGATATATGAATATGTAATTGAAATTTGGATCACTTACGAAAAATTAATTAAGGAGGTATAAGTATGACCCAAGCAGTTAAGGGAACATTTCCCGTTTATTATTTTGATTTTAAGATCGGTACAAAAGGTCTTGCGAGCGTTGAGGCTGATATGGTTTCAATCGCTGAAATGGAGAGTCTCGGTTTTGGTATTGAGGGAGGAATAGAAGAATGGACGTCTATGACTACACGCGGCTGGGCAAGCGCGCTGATGACAGGAAAGAAATTCTCTGTGGAAGCGAAAGCAAAGAGATGTGTCGGAGATGCAGGAAATGATTATATCGCAGGAATCGCTTGGAAAGACGGTCTTGATTGCGATACAAAAGCTTCAATCACATTCCCGGACGGAAGTAAATTAGAGTTTGATTGTGTTGTGGATGTTACGAATGTTGGCGGCGGTGACAGTACGAATGTTGCGCCTTTAGAATTTAAATTGATCGGTAAAGGCAAGCCTACTTATACGGCGGCATCCACAGGAGAATAAGTATGGCAAAAATGTATGATATTGTTGAACGATTAAAGCATAAAAATGAAAAGCCATTTGTAAAGATCGATGAACATCACAGTTACACAATTGACACCAGTGTCGCAAAAGGTTTTGCGGTAATGAATCTATCGAAGAAAGCTGAAAAAGCCGAACACGAAAATGATGAAAGCTATGATAATGAAGCATTCGTTTATGAAATGATTGATCTTGCTTTAGGTACTGATGCTTTAAATTATATTCAATCTCAAAATCTTACGATGGATGCTTTAATCTTAATAATGGATGTTATTACGGCGGCGTATGCCGGTAAAGATCTATCAGATGAGAAAGCTACAAAAGAGAAAAAATCAAAAAAGTAAATCAATGGTATGATATCGAAGAAGATTGGGAACTCATAGAAGCCAGTTTTGCGATGCAATATCCTAATAAAGATTTGTTTGCAGATATGGAGTATAAAGAGTTTCTTATTTTGCTCAGCGGTATCATGCCGGAAACACCCTTAGGCAAAATAATACAAATAAGGTCTGAAACTGATTCTGATGTATTAAAGCATTACTCGGTCGAGCAACAAAAGATACGTAATGATTGGCTTGAAAAACAGCGAAAAGAAAAAATGAACTCAATGACTGAAGAAGAAAAGCAGTTAGAAATAAGGAAGATACAAGAATTATTTGCGAAAGCATTCGGATAG